TAAGAAAAAAGGTAGATAATAAATGGCAAGTGTAAGAGATTATATAAGAATTAATCCTATAGATATAGAAACAAATAGAGCTGTAGGAGTTTCTCTTCCTTTTAATGGGACTGGAGTATTTAATTCTACTTTTACAACAACAGAACAAGTAAAAAGTAATTTATTAAATGTAATATTAACAGAACCAGGTGAAAGAATATTTAAACCTAACTTTGGAGTAGGTTTAAGAAGTCAATTATTTGAAAATAATATACAAAAAGATGAACTAACAGATAGAATTACAAACCAAGTATTAAAACATATACCTCAAGTGGAATTAACTAATGTAATAGTCCAAAAAGCTAATGATAGTCATGAATTATATGTTAGAGTATTTTATAGGGTAATAGCTAATGGGGAAAACGATGCTATACAAATAAATTTTTCACCAGATAGTGGTGTAGGAGGAACAAACACAACAGGAACATCATCTCCTAGTTCAGGAGGAGGTTCTTCTATGGGAGCTTCTTCAGGAGGATCTTCAGGTGGTGGAGGTGGATATTAAAATAAAAAAATATGGCTTATAATAAAATATCAAATAAAACACAAGAAAAAGAAATTAATTATTTAAATAAAGATTTTAATACTTTTAGATCTAATTTATTAAGTTTTGCACAAACATATTATCCTAATACTTTTAATGACTTTAGTGAAGGGTCTCCAGGATTAATGTTTATGGAAATGGCTGCTTACGTAGGAGATGTTTTATCATATTATGTGGACAGTCAATTACAAGAAACTTTTTTAGACACAGCTCAAGAAAGAACAAATTTATTTCATTTAGCTTATACTTTAGGGTATAAACCTCAAGTAACATCTGTAGCAACTACAAATTTAGATGTATTTCAGTTATTACCTTCAAAAGGAGTAAGTGGTGATAAACAACCAGATTTTGATTATGCTTTAACTATAGACCAACCTTCTTCTTTTGAATCAACCACAGGAATAAATTTTATTTTACAAAAACCAATAATATTTGACTTTTCTTCTTCATTAGATCCCACAGAAGTAAGTGTATATTCAATAGATGGTAATAATGATCCAGAATATTATCTATTAAAAAAATCAACTCCAGTAATATCAGTTGTCACAATAACAAAAACATTTTCTGTAGGAGCTCCTCAAAGATATTTAATATTAAATTTAAATGATAATGATATAGTATCAATAGAATCTATAGTAGATTCTGAGGGTAATACTTGGACAGAAGTACCTTATTTAGCACAAAACACAGTATTTTCAGAAATACCTAATATTAGAAGTAATACTCCTACTTTATCAGAATTTCAACAAGAAACTCCTTATCTTTTAAAATTAAAAAAAGTACCAAAAAGATTTGCAACCAGATTTATATCAAATGGTATTTTAGAAATCCAGTTTGGGGCAGGTTCATCTGATAAAATAGATGAAGAAATATTACCTATTCCTGATAATGTAGGTTTAGGAAATAGAGATGGTCGTTCTAAATTAAATCAAGCAATAGATCCCTCAAACTTTTTATTATCAAGAACTTATGGAGAAGTACCAAAAAATACAACGTTAACAGTTACTTATATAAAAGGAGGAGGAATAGGATCAAATACACTTTCTAACACAATAACAAGATTAGCAGGTATTACAACAACTAATAAACCTAATTTAAATAATACTGTACAAACTTTTATTAGAGATTCTATAGCAGTTACAAACCCAACACCTGCGACAGGAGGGGGACCAGGAGACTCAATTGAAGATATTAGATTAAATACATTAGCAGCATTTTCAGCACAACAAAGAATTATAACAAAAAATGATTATTTAGTAAGAACTTTATCAATGCCCGCTAGATTAGGAAGTGTAACTAAAGCTTATATAGAAAAATCATCAAATATAGAACAAACACAAACAGATTTAGAAACTTCAGACTTATCTTCTAATTTATATGTTTTAGGATATGATAAAGATAAATATATTACTACCTTAAACACAGCTACTAAAACAAATTTAATAACTTACTTAGATAATTTTAAACCGTTATCTGATTCTATTAATATTAAAGATGCATTTGTAATTAATTTTGGTATTGATTTTGAAATAACAACTTATTCTAATACTAGCGATCAAGAAATATTATTAAATTGTATATCAGATTTAAAAAATTATTTTAATATAGATAAATGGCAAATAAATCAACCTATTATAGAATCAGAAGTTTATAATTTAATTGCTAATGTAAAAGGAGTACAATCGGTAAATAATATAATATTTTCAAATAAAGCGGGAATCGAGGCAGGATATTCACAATACAAATATGATTTTGAAACAGCTACAAGACAAGGCTTAATATATCCTTCATTAGACCCAAGTATTTTTGAAATAAAATACCCAAACACAGACATTAAAGGAAAAATAACACAATACTAAAATGGCATATTATTCTATATTTCCAGAAAAAGACACAACAATATATAGTCATCCTGATCGTCAAGATATGAACACAGGAAGAGATGAAATCCTTGAATTAGTTGAAGAAAAATCAACTACTGGAGATATATATTATCCTTCAAGAATTTTAATAAAATTTAAAAACACAGAAATAAGAGATATTATAGAAAATAAAATTCAAAAAGAAATAAATACATCTAACTGTGAAATAGGTCTTGAATTATTTGCTACAGAACATCAAAGTTTAACTAAAGATCATATTGTTGAAGTTTTTGCTTTATCTGAATCTATGGCTTGGGAAGAAGGAACACAAAGATATGATGCAAATCCTCCTTCAACAACAACAGGAAGTTTTCAAGCAGCAAATGGAGCAACATGGATATATAGAAATGAAAGCACAGCATCAGCTTGGCCAACAGGAAGTGGAGTAGGAGGGGGACAATACGTAGCATGGGTAGACGGTACAGAAACCCAATATTCTAGTGGTACTGGATTTCCCGCAGGAGGAGGAGTATGGTACACGGGAGTTGGAGGAGGTAGTTTTGCTACAGCAGATTTTAAAGCAACAAATGATTTTTTTGCTGAAGATAATTTAGATTTAAATTTAAATGTCACTACACTTATTCAAAAATTCTCAGCAAGTTATTACCAAGGTGCTGCTCTTCCAACAGGTATTCCTAATAATGGGTTTATTATTAAAAAACCAACACTAACCGAATTAGATAATTTTGGTTCAGGATACCTATCATATTTTTCTTCTAATACCCATACAATTTATCCTCCTAAATTAACTTTTAAATGGGATGATTCATCTTACAACCCTAGTGGCAGTATTTTAAATAGTGGAGATATATTTTTATCATTATATAATAATAAAGCTGAATTTCAAAGAAAATCTAAACAACGTTTTAGATTAACTGTAAGAAAAAGATATCCAGATAGAGCTTTTGTCACAACATCAAATTACTTAAATAAAAACTATTTACCAGAAGCAAGTTATTATAGTGTAAGAGACGCAGAAACAGATGAAGTAATAATTCCTTTTGACACAGAATATACTAAATTAAGTGCTGACAGTACAGGTATGTATTTTGATTTATTTATGGAAGGATTTCAACCAGAACGTTACTATAAATTAATGTTTAGATCTGATAATAATGAGGGCACTCAAATTTTTGATGAAGATTATATTTTTAAAATTATAAGATAATGAAATTACAAAAAAAATTATACAATTTAGCAGCAGTAGAAAACATAACAGATCGTTCTTTTAATGAATCAAAAAGAACAAAAGATGATGATATAAGTGTAGCTAAATTTTTCCAATTATATGATAAATTATTTTATAGCATACCTAAAGTAGGACAATTATCTCATTCTTATATAATTAATAAAAGTAATAGTTATGCGGGAGGGATTATGAATAATTTAAGTCAAGAAAATATTGATTTAAAAAATAAAATAATAGAATTAGAAGCCCAAATATCAGATTTAACTGTATCTAAAGATTTAATAGAATTTGATAAAAATGTAAAAGAAGCAGAAAATTTTGAATTAAAAAACTCTTAGTTTTAAATAAATGGCACGTACTTTATCAGAACAAAATATTACGAGATTTGATCCTACAAATATAGAAGATATCACCCCTGTATTTGTAGACAGAAAATTTGGAAGGCCTGAAGATTATATAGAAATATTCATAACAGATCTTAATGATCAAATTTTAGATAATATTCCTGATTTCACGGATTATAAAGTTCCTCAAGATAACCCATATGGAGCTTTAACAAATGATTTTGATTTAGATCCTAAATCAATATTAAATAATAGAGGATACCAAACAGGAACTTTTAAATTATATGTAAATATTCAAAAAAGAAAAATATTTAATGATTTCAATCACCCTTTTAGAGTTAAAGAAATATCATCAGATAGAACAGAAATTAAATTAAGTACAATATATACTAATGAAGATTTACGTAATAATTCAAGAAAATTTATTAATGATATTCAAAACTCCCCCTATTTTAGAGATTTTACTTTAAAGTTTGATGATAATGTTAATTTATTAGGATTAAACGCAGATTTAGATACATCAAATTCTAATGAATTTCTTTTATTGATAAAATTATTTAAACCTTTACCTGGAAATATAAATGAAGGAATACATCTAAGTATAGTTGAAGACATCACAGATCCTTTAATTTTAACATATGATTTAGGTTTACCTGAACCTGCAGACACATCAATACCCTTAAGAGGACCTAATTTTAAAATAGATACAAGATTAAATGGTTCAGTACCAACAGCTTTTAAATCCTATGATGATATTTTAACTACAGAAACAACATCATCTTATCAAAAATTATTAAGTAGATTAGATGGATATGAAATACCAGAAATAGATTATTCTTATATTAGACCTGTACCAACAGCATCCTTAGATTTTTTATCGGTAACACCTTCTCATTTTGAAAATTTTGTTCATTTTGGTAGTGCAACTGAACGTTTAAAAAACTTTGAATATAAATTAAAATTAATAGAAATATATAATAAACAATTAATAGAAATAAGAACAATAACTGGAGACACATCAGGTTCTTCTATTATATTAAATGCTACTTCTTCTATTGAAACTAAAAAAGAAAATCTAATACAAGGATTTGATGGTTATGAACAATTTTTATATTTTGAATCAGGAACATATTCTTGGCCTAAAACAA